TAAAGCCCGGTGTCTGACACATACTACGAATAGCCGCAGCTTTATTAATATTCTGTTTTAAGCCAAATGTCTGTTTATCTTCTTCCATAGTGCCCCCTTAAAGGCGAATAATCTCTCGGTTTATTTTGGAGAGGAATTGGGTACTCACAGTAACCGTACTACAATTTTTTTAAACTATATCATTAAAGGTATAAAACTAATGAGTGATTATACACTTTAATATATAAATATGAGAAATTTTATACCGTTGTTGATATATTACTGCTGAGGTGTTGCTGGAGGAGCCGCTTGAGCCCCTTGATTCATAACTTGACCCGTAACAGCGTTACCCATACTAGGATCAACAACGGATTGAGTGCCGCCCGGCGGCTGCATACCCATCATCTGTATCTCATCAGCTGAGAAGCCTTGAAGTTTCCAAACCTTCTTAGCCAACTGCTCAATTGTCTCAGGTGCAAGCACCTTGCCGAACACAGACATGAAGGAGATGATCTGGTTGATCTTCGCTTCTGTGCCAACAAGCTCACTAATACCAACTAATTTAAATCTAATGTTAGCTCGAATGTCTTCTGGAGTCAACTGCATAGCAGCAATCTCTCTGTAGAGTAGTGGGCTCTGCAAGACATCATCTGTATCGATGAACTGGAGATCGAGGTCATAGAACATCTGCAAAACTTCTCTAATCCCCATCTCTTCCACAAGCTTTGTGCCCATACCGAACTTCTCAAGGGCTTGTCCGATAATGAGCTGCGCTCCACGAGCTGTACGGCCAAGTCTACCGCTATCAGGCGTACCCTGAATAGAAGCGGGAGTCGTTGCCTCCTGAATGTCTTGCTTAACAATTTGAGCTTCGTTAAAAGCATTACCTGTGACATCTGGTGTGTCAAGCTTTTTAACCGCATCCAATGGACTTGATAGAATGACCTGATTAGGAGCTGATACGAGAGTGTCGAGCTCAACATCAGCCATAGGATCTGCTTGCCACATAGCATTCAAAATTTGATTGATATTATCCAGTCGCTGCCTACGGAGAGTATCCAGCTCATTAACCTGACTCATTACAGGTTCGACAATACCGATACCATAGAGCTCCATGGGAACCGGGAACATTACGCCACGAACTAAAGGACGCTTCTGATGATGGAAAGGATTTGCTTTAGCTCGGACAACAACCTGCCTGTCGGCCACAGTAATTACGGCGGGTTCTTTGATCCCATCTCCATCAAGATCCATTTCACCCCAGAACTCTAGCAGCTCCACTTGATTCTTTCTATTTTTGCTTGAGGAGTCAAGACCACGAGGTGACATACGATCAGAACGAGACTCTAGATAGGATTCCGCACCACCACGCTGCTCTTCCAGCCTGTCGACGTTTCCATACACAGGGTACTTGCCCTGTCCCATCTCTTTGAGCTCATCACGAGAGATCCACGACCGAATAAAGACACCACGACCATCCTGCTCCGTCATAGCATCTGGATCTGGGTAGACATCAAGGATATCAAGGACTTCAAGCCCCGGCTGCCGCTTTGTGACCTTATAGGATTTCTGCTCATCCCAAACAATGCGCTCACCAATAACAAAACCACCAGCAGTCTCCATTTCCCGCTTAGGGGTACGCTCCCACAGCCAGCGACGCTCAACATCCCAGTAAACCTTCATGAAAGAAGTACCGTAGAGCAGCATCTGTTTAGCGAAGTCAACAAACTTCTCGAAGAAACGAGATTTCTCAAGCTGAACTTCAAGGAGTCTCTTAATAGCAGCCGCCCTTGCCTTCTCATCAAGATCGTCTGGATCGATGGTGAGAACATCGAAGAACTTATTATCGTTATTAAAGATAGAGTTGACGATCTTAGGCAAAGCCGACTCTATAATCTGAAAAACCATAGGTTGAGTGATGCTAGAGCGAGTAGGAGTCTTAGATTTCTCAATAAGAGTGAAATATTTCTTATAGATCTCCGTCCACAGAGTTTCTCTGGGCTTACGACGGATGTCCCAGTCATCAAACCAGCCGAGAAGCTTATCCCGCATCTTATCTTCGGTTTCCCGCTGAGATAGATTCTTGTGGGGTTCGATCTGAATAGGCTTAGAATCCTCAGCCCGTTCCTTCGGCTGAGATTTCGCTATTTCCTTATCGATCTTATTATCATTTTGCTCGAAATCGCTCATAACTTAGTATCCTGTTAGTGGATTATTTGGTGATAGTCTTTCCATTCTGCGACGCAATATTAACTTATGGTTCTTATTTACTCTATTCGAGTACAGTCCCTGCCATGACTTACTAAAGGCATATTCTAAGGCATCCATAGCATGATTGTTCTTCTTAACCACTTCTTCTGTGCTAGTCCCATCGATCTTAGGCGGTTTATAATGATACTCTTTGATCTCTTCGATGGTATGAGGCACCCTACCCCTAAAGAACTTCAATCTACCCTCTTTAAGGAGGCTTCTTACCCTCTGTAGCCCTAAATCCTTTACCTTCTCAGCGGCCCGGATCTGCTTAATACCATGGAACCGCTTTAATTCAGCTATATTCTGTGCCCCCTGCGTGTCAGCAAGCACATATTGAGGCTGAATTGTCCTGATTGAGTGAGCTAAGTCTTGTAACAGGACTTTTGCCTTGTAAAACTCCTTGAAAACGTAATATATTTTCGTATCTGGATCTTCCCAGATGTAAACAATAGCGTTTGGGTTGTTATACCCGAAGTCTGCTCCCGCAAATACCAGTCCTTTGCTGGGAATAGGAAAAGGATCAACTATATGGCTATCTTCATCGAATTCTGGATAAACTAAACCTTCAAGGCGAGTGAACTTGCCCATATAGCGTCGTTCAAACAACTCCCTAGGCAGCTCCGCTTTCGCTTTTTCAAGCTCCGCTTGAGGAAACACAGGGTTCTCGCCTGACCCCCATTGGATGACGTCATAATCCGGGTTGTCCGCTTTCCAGCGTTTGTAAATCTCCGTATAGAACCAATTCATCGAATAAGGCGTCGATGTCATGAGGATGGGAGCCTGTGTAATACTCGTTCTACCTCGCAAGGCCACCCAAGCTGTATCTTTCATGAATCCCACTTCGTCAGCCCATATCGCCAGCACTTCCATACCTTCCACGGCATTAGGATCATCCATAGACCTGACGAATATACGGCAGGGCTCGCTAGTCTCCTTACCGTCAGGAGTCACCCTATTCCAGTTTAATTGGAAGAAATGCTTCGGCTGCTCCTTCCATTGGCCCCAGTCCTTCGGAAAGAACTCCTTAAATTTCGGTAGAGTGGCTTGAGCAAGTACATTGTTAGTCGGAGCCACGATAAGGTAATCGCCTCTTTTACCGCTCTCATAGTCCTGATATATTCTCTGGCACAGCCATGCAGCTCCTACGGTTGTTTTCCCGCCACGTATTCCAGATATGGCCCCTATAAAGCGAGCCTTACTCTCGAATACCTTAGTTTGATATTTATGAAGTTTTAGCGACATCCCCTATTCCCTCGTCGAACCTATATTCGGCGGGGGCATGGTGAGTTTCTTATTCGTTTTCTTAGCCTTCTTACGAGCCTTAGATAAGGCAATAGCGAGGGCCTGATCCTGAGCCCTTCCTTCTTTTCTTAGCTGCTTGATGTTCTGTGCAATAACCTTATCTGATGTGCCTTCTTCTAACGGCATAGTCGCTACTCTCCTAGGGCTTCAAATTTGCGTTCTAAGCGATCCCGGCGTAGGGGGTACTCTTGAGACTGCTTTCGTTCAATCTACCCCCCTTTTCGCTCGAAATAGAGGGGGTCTATTTAAGGATCTGAACCTTCTTTTCCAGACTCCCTATCTTACCGATCAATTTAAGCCTACTCTCCCTGTGCAAGTACCAAGAAGCCCCCTGAAATGCTCCTTTGTCTCCAGAGTCGTAATATTTGGCGGCGGGCTCCCCCAGCCGTCTAGTCAACTGTTGAACAACCTTCTTATCTGCACAGAAAACAACCATTTTGATCTCCTCTGGAGCCAAATCCAGCCCTTTTTGACCTTATACTCGCTGGATTTGGACTATATACTCGACATTACGCTGAAACGGGAGGCTATATATAATGTAAGTGAAATGCTAAATGCTTGTGTGAGAACTATATCCCTACCCTGTCCACTTCCATTCTTCCGTCCAACCCCCTAGGGCCTTTTTGTTGCCTTTTGCAACATAATTGCCACTAAATGAGCTGTTTGCAACGTTCTTGCCATTTTGCCGTTATGCAACATTTATGCCATATGGCCATTTTATTGCATGGGGCATGGGACAGGTTGAGTATTTGTGTGATGCAACGTAATAGCCAAATGCGTTATTTTGGACATTTTGTTGCATTCAAATGAAAGATTAGTGACAAAGTGGTGACAATTGTAACAGAAGCTTAATCCTCATCATCCTCAATAATACTAGCCTCTACTATTTTTCCGGTAGAGGCTTTTATTTTGTCTCCGTCATCTTTAAATACTATAAATGGGCTTATGGACTTAGCCTCTTTCCTATCCTTATCTTGAAGCTTGTAGAGAGTCTCAATAGCC